TCTGCTATCATCTTTATGAGCTTTTTTCACAATATTTTCTGCAATTTTATAAATCCAAGTATTAACTTGTGCACCACCATTTTCTGGTTTTTTATAGGTTTCGATATTTAATAATGCTTGTATAAACGCATCCTCAGCATGATCTTCTGCAATATCTAAATCTTGTGTATATTTTGAAAGATAAAACTTTAATTTTGGTTTATAATTTTTATAAAATTTTTGAAAATTGAGACCTGTGTGAAGTTCAAATAAAGATTCTAATTCATTTAGTTTATTGATTTTCTTATTCATGTTTAGTTTTAAGATGTTGGATTTTTGATTTAGTTTAATTGTAGATAAATTTATAGTTAAAGTTTAAAATGTTTGCTATATATTAAAAAATTTTTGTTCATCTAAAAAATTTTAAATCCTTCTGATTGACGTATAGTGTCATAAATTTCTTTGATTGTTTCTGGTTTTAATTGACAATTTAAAAGTTTATCTTTAATATATTGTAGCTTATTAATTTTGTTATCAGATTCTATTTCAATTGTTTCTTCATATAATATATTTAAAACATCTATTGAAATTTCGGTTGTTTTGTCATCAATTAATTTTTGTAAATCTGACGATGTTATATTAAATTTGTTACAAAGTTGACCTATCTCGCAAATTTGTTCGCATTTATCATAATCGTCATTATTTGTGATTTCTGCCGCATTTTTCAAAAAAATTTCTAATTTAGTCATTTTAAAGTTTTTTATAGATTTTTTTTAATTTATTTTTTCTTATTGTTTTTATTTTTTCAAATTCAACTTCGAACCAAATAAATTGACCATCATCAATATTTAAAAAATATCCTTTGTTATCGTCTTCTATACTTGTTATAGTTGCAGATTTATTATAATATTTTTTAATTTGTATATCTTGTTTAAAAAACTTGTCAATTTTTGAATATGGTTTTAAATAAATTTTTTGACCTATTTTATAATTTAATTTATTATATAAATCCTCAGTTGTAATTCCCCTTTTCATTTTTCAAACATTATTAATTTTATTTAATTTTTCGGATCTTAATTTTTTTATATCTGTCATTTCTTCTTCATACCAATAAAATCGGCCACCATCAATATTTATTTTGTAACCATATCTATCTTCTGATATTTGTGTTATTATAGCTAATGTGTTATAATCTATACTGATTGATTCTCTTCTAAACACAGAAGGAATTTCATCCCACATTTTTATCCAAACTTTTTGACCTATTTTATAATTAAGTTTGTTTATCATAAATTTTTACTAATTTTCTTTTCCTTACACTTTTTATATCTTCAAATTCCTCATCAAACCAACACCATTTACTATCATCTATGTTTATTTATATCCGGTAATAGAAGTAAAATAAAAAACACAAATGATGACAGCAGTTCTGTTTTGAAATATTTGCTTATAATATTTTAGTTCTCTTTCCGCTTTTGGATTAACCGCTTTTGGATTAATATAAACCTTATCTCCTATTTTATATTTGCTCATTTTCTAAACAAAGATAAAAACTATTTTAAATAGAAAAAAATTTTTTGAAATAAAAACTTGTTTTTCAATCTTGCATCTTTTTTAGACATTTTCACAAAATTGAGTTTTATATATAGTATTGAAAAATGTAAATATAACATTTTTAATAAAAAAAATTAATATATAGATAAAAATAATCTTTAAAAATTATGCCAATTAAAGACACAGATTTCGGGAAATACACACAAAGACCGGACATCTACATTAAAGAAATAAACAGTAGTATTGTTGAACTACCAGTACAAGACGTTTTAATAAACCTTGTACCAGGATTTTCAAAAAAAGGTCCATTTAACACACCAATATATCTAACAAATCCAAATGATTTTGTTTCTATTTTTGGTGATGATGATAGAAGATTAGAAAACAAAGGATCATTCTTTCATAAGACTGCAAAGCAAATGTTAAAAAGTGGTCCAATTTGGGCTCTTAATTTGCTATCAACCAATCCAAATAGAGATAAAGTTGATTGGCAATCAATAGCAGTTTCTTCTCAATATCAAAACAGTTCGGTGAAAAGATCGGCTTATGAATATTTTTTCAATCGCCAAGATTTTTGGGAAAGAGATACTGATGCATTTTTGAATCTTGTTAAATCAACAAATTCTGGTGTTCAGGATGATCAAAGACTTTTTCATATTACAAATATGGGAGATAAAGATATTACCGTTTGGATGTTTAAATCATCTATTACAGGTTTTGATGTTTCAGCAGAAGAATGGTATGGTGATAGAACAAAAGTTCCTTCATATATTGATTATAGGGAGTGGATATCTGATTATTTAGTCACAGTTCTTGTTTTAGCAGGTGATTGGACAGATTATAGAACATTGAGTAATGATACAACATTTTCAAAATATTTTAATAAAAATGGTTTGATTAAAACACAGATTAAAGGCTTTTTAAATGAAAGAACTGTTAACGTTCTTGCTAAATATGATGTTTCAATGATTCCTTATTTTAAAGATATTAATGATAATGATATGTATATAAAAAGTATTATTAATAATAACACAGATAAAACTGGATTATTTTGTACTTATAATGAAGATTCATTGTTAGAAGCAGATTTTAAATTAGGAAATTTAGATGTTATTGGTGATGTGTTAGTCGGACAAGATATTACAAGTATAAATTTTATGTCATATAACACTGTTCTTAAAGAAGATATAACTTATAATAATAAATATTTAGATTCTTCTCTTAATGTGTTTGCTAATTATGGTGGTCAATTAAATGTTGCAACAGGAACAACAGTTAGAAGTGGAGTTTATACAAATGGTCACACTAATAATTTTGTATTGGGTTCAAATTTAGCAAAAACAGGAGCAACCGCAGCAACACTTAGTTTTACAGTTGGAAATGACGCATATTATGTTTTAAATGGTGTTATTTATCCTTTTACTGCTGCACAATCATCAGTAACATTTAGTTCAATTACTTATTCAAATACATTTTCATCAAGAATAGATGTGCTATATTTAACAAATGATAATACAACAGTTAATGTTTTATATGGTTCTGAAATTTCAACTTATAATGGAGCTATCGCACCTGATTATACGTTAAGTTTAAATAGTTCTATAATTTTAGGCTATGTTTATCATTCTAAGAGTGGTTCAACATATAATGCGGTTTATTATCCAATAACTGTTGATAGTTCAACATATGGATATGTTCCTGTTACAAGTTTTACTGTTTCTGCTGTCACACCACCTTTAGGTGATTCGTATGTAAATATAGAGTTTCTTAATACTGCTGGTACAGGCACAACATCTTATAAAGATTATAATGTTTTAAGATATAATCATTTATTTAATGAATTTGTAGATAATTTAGTCGCAGACAAAACTGTTATGATACAATATTATGATACGTTTTTGTCTACTAGTGGATTCACAGGAATAAAAACACCTCTTAATAATGTTGTTACAGTTCCAGCAGGAACAACAACAAATTCTGTTGTTAGATTATACATTGATAATCCATCACTTTATTTTAATGGTTCAAACTTTTTACTTTATTATGTTGATGATGAATTTTTGTTACAACCAACACCAAATTCAACAACAACATTGAAAACTGCTTATGATACATTAGCATCTTATACCGCAGTTTACCAAGGAATTGTTGCTAAATATTCAGCATTTTATCAAGATTATTATAATGGAATTATTAATAATATGGATTATTTTTATCAAAATAATGATTCCGGAACAACAAATAAAATTTATGTTGATGTATATTTAGATCAATCTGATATTTTAAATGTATCATTTGTTGATTTAAATTTAAATACTATTATAGTAACAGGATGGAACACAAGTTATACTCAACAATTAATTATTCATTCTGATAAATCTAATTGGAAGCAGTCTGTTGATATTCAAAAATGGTTAGGTGACGATTTAACAACTTGCCAACAAATTTATGTTGATAAAAATCGTTATTCAGAATTAGTTCGTTATGGATTTTTGGCTGCTTATTATGACGAAGCATATTATGCTCCAGGCGGACAAGGATATCTTGATGGTGCAGTTCCAAGAAAATTAACTAGAATTATTAATATTAAAAATGATACTGTTGATACAAATTTAAAAATCTTATATACTGATGCACCAATTAAAATCATTGATACTAATTTGTCAGGCGGAACAGTTCTTAGTGGACAGTCAACAGCATCACTAAACCTTCAAACTTATACATATCCATCTATTGATGTTTATGTTGATGAGTATTCAGGATTAAAAATTTCTCCGTTTATCGTTAACGCAGCTTCTATTCCAGATGGTACAGACGCTAGACAAAATGCAATTTTAGATGTTTTAGGAATTGATACTAACCTTGCAAAAGGATTAGCTGATAAAAATAAAATATCTTGGAGATATTTAATTGATTCATTTGGACTTGGACTTCAACCAACAGATGGTTTTGGTTCAAAACAACAATTAGTTGATCTTTGTGGAATGAAACTCA